TGTGGGCCCGTGCATTCCAGGCATGGGAGACAACTGGGAAGGGGCTAAGCTAGAACGTGCGGTCGCTTCCAAAATGCTCGCTCGTTGGGAGCATGGAAAGATATTCGTCCCCCTCGAACAATCCGATTGGCTCAAAGCGTACTTGCGAGTACTTTTAGGCTGGACTGGCAAGCCGGACGAACCAAACGACGACATTGACGTGACCTCCTACGCCGCCTACGTCTCGAAGCGATCGAGCGCGGCATGGGGGGGAGTTATCAAAACGTGAGAAACAAAATGAGCAGCGCACCACACGGAAAAAGCCAAGCGAACCTCGTTGGAGACATCGAGACGCATGCAACTGACCCGATTCTAAACCAAGCGACGGTTGCGTCGGTTCTCGGTGTGCATAAAAGTACGGTGCACCGATGGCTCGAAACCGGTGCGATGCTTGCGGTTCGGAATCCGAAGGGCATCCTGAAGGTACGCAAAAGTACCGTTTTGAATTTTGTTCGTTCTTCCAAATGGGGCGACGACAAAGCGGTTATTGAAACATTGGAAGGGATCGAGGACGAAGAGGTTTCGCAATCCGTAACGGTCGACCCGGTCGACGAAACAAACAGAACTGAGGAGCTGGTAAGCGATGGCAATACGCAGATGGTTGGGGACAGTGGCAGCGGTCAAGCAAGTAACGACAATCACCATCGGCGGAACAATCGCCATCGGTAACACGTTGACGTTCACGGTAGGGTTTGCTTCGCTCCCTATCGTGATGACGGGGGCTACGACGGCACTAGCGGCAACGCAAATCACGGACGCATTGAACGCTAGCGGAATCCCCCCTGAGTTCTTAGAGTTCACCTATTCGGTTGCGGGATCCGTCATAACGGCGACGGCAAAGGTGGCGGGTGTTCCGATCGTAATATCGGGCGTTGTGACAACCGGTTCGGGCACGATCACAATTGCAACACCAACGGCGGCGACAGGTCCAAACTTTGTCGACGTTGCGGCCAACTGGAGTGGCGCGACTCTTCCCGTGGTTACGGACACCATCGCTATCGAGAGTGGTCCGCCTATGCTTTATGGACTTGAGACGATCACGGGCTTGATGGCAAGCGTGGTCATCGAGGCGGAAATGTCGGAAGCGATCGGACTGCCAGAAACAAACGCGGCTGGCTACCCTGAGTATCGAGCGCAGTACTGGGCGATCAACACCTCGGCATTGACGATCGGCGGCGGTGCCGGGCGATTGTCTCCAAGGATCAAGCTGAACCTTGGAAGCGTTGCTACTGCGATTGTTATCGAGAAAACTGGGCAGCAATTCGGTGGCGAATGGCCAGTGCAAATCATCGGTGGATCCAACGCGACGGCATACATTCTTGGGGGCCAGGTCTCGTTTGCGGGCCGAGCTACCGAAGTTTGTTCTTTGACGTCGTTGAATGTCGCAGAAGGGGCAACGGTTATTTGTGGTGCAGGGGTCACGCACACAACCATCGATTCCACCGGAAGCCTGCTTTTGGCGAACACGGTCACAACGTTGCGAGTACACGGCGGGACGACGTACCTCCAAGCGGCGGCGACAACTTTGGTAATCGACGGCGGGACATTGGTCTATCAGGCCTTGAATACTCTTCCGAGTGTTACTGTTGGTCCTGGTACGCTGGATCTATCCGACGTCAGACCGCGAACTATCACGTCGTTGACACTCAAGCGAAACGCGACCGTCCGAGACCCCAGAAAGACGGCGACCATCACTACAACCACGATCGCGGCGGATTCAACGACCATCACAACATCGGGCTAACACCAGCGGTAACCGAGTCGCCGCCAAGAGACCCGGAGTTGAGAACTAGGTGACCGGCGACTTTGGTTCACCGCTTTGTTTTGCGAGAATAATGATGGCGATGAGTTTACAGCAGGCATGGGCACATGTTAAGGCATTGTGGCCGAATGCGGAGCGATTGGATCGGCACGATGGGAAGACAACGGCTTGCTTTAAAAATGCGACCATCGTGGTTGGTCCGATGTTTTTTTATCACATTGATCCAGGCATTGTGGATTGGCCGGTGGGGGTATCGAAGTTCGATCCTCAGCAGCAAACGATTGACCATCCGAAGGAAAACGACAATCCAGCCACGAAGGAAGATTACGAAACAATGCACGATTACCTGTATCCGAAAAATGATCGCAAGGAATGATCGGCCTAACTTGTTGTCATTGTTGCGATTGTTGCGTCCGTTGCATGCGTCGCTAGCGGTTTCTAGAAAGGCTCTGCATACTTCCATCCATGAGCGGCAAGTATCGTAAAGCGATGTTGGAGGTAGGGACTTACACGAGTCCCGACGGCGAGGTTGTCGTTACTCCCGAGCGATTGCGACATTGGGAAAAAGAAGTCAGGCGTGTACAGGAAGCGAACTATGTAATTCCTATGCATTGGGATCATGCAAGCGACATGGAGCTGCTAGAACCCATAATGCTCGATACCCTCCATGAAAACAAAACACGATCGGCCAAGAACACTGTCGGGAAAATCGTCGACTTCCAAGTAGCAGCGGACGGGCAAGCGGCGAACATCACGCTCGAGACTCTGACCCCCGAAGCAACGCGGGCAGCGGCTTCGAACACTTGCTTTGTGTCACCGGTACTTTTTTCTGAATGGAAAGATGGACGCGGCAATCTCTATCGGGACGTCATTGGGTCGGTCGATTTTGTCGACTACCCGGTTGATGCGTCGCAAGGCCCTTTTGAACCCGTTCAAGACCAACCGCAATTCATGTCTTGCGTAATTCGCATGGCCACTAACCCAAGGATTTTTAGGATGGCATCGGAAAAGGATCCAAGCAGCGCCGAACCATTCGGTAGCGAACCAGCAGCAGACGCGACATCGTACCCGGTAGCCGAAGGATCGGACGACGCAATCACCACGGACACCACGCCCCCGCAAGCAGGCGGAACCAGCGTATCGGACGTCCTCGAAGCCTTAGCCCAGTTGGGGCTCGTCTTGCCTGCTGACACCACAACCACAAGCTTCCTGGAACGTCTAAGGCCTGCATTGCTGACCGCTATCGCTGGCAAGCAACAACCTCAAGTTGAGCAACCAGCTACGACTCTCCCACCGGAAGAGAACCAGCAACAACCAGACAATCCGATCATGTCGGAGCAACCGCAAATCGCGGCCATGAGCGCGCTCAAGAAACGTATCGAGACTCTCGAATCCGATCGTATCGAAGCGACACGGGTCAAGCTCAAGGAACGAATCCAAGCTTTGCTCACGTCCGGGCGATGCTTCCCCCACGAAGCCAATGACAAGACGCGACTACTCCAAGTCCAAAAGCTTTCCGTCGCAGCGGATTGCACGGTCCATAGCGGAGATTTAGACGTGTGGCTGCGATCGCGTGAAGTATTGCCAACCGGAGCTTGTTGGGACGCTACGCAGAAGGTCAGCAAGCTCGGAACCAAACCCGTCGAAGCTCCACAGAGCTATGACACCAAAGGCTCTATCTCGAAACGTGAAGAGGACGAAGCTGTCGCAGCTTTGACCGCTCGCAACAAGTAACAAGGAACTGCCGGAATGAACTACGGACAATTTGGAACACCTGGTTTTACAGTACTCGCCGAAACGGTCGATTCGGAACTGTTTTGGGGTGGCGACGCCTCGCGGATTCACGTGCTGACAAAGCCGGGGATGGTATCAAGCGCGACGGTTGATGCGGGCGCTACTCCAACGTGGCAAATCCGAAAAGGAATGCTGCTTGGCAAGATTACCGCATCCGACCAGCATGCGCAATGGAACCCACTGGCAACCGACGGTTCCCAAGAACTGGACGGCGTCTTGCAATTCGAGTTGATCACACAAGACGGAATGGGGGCCGCGAAGAGGAACGCGGTGCCTATCGTTGTCGTAGCACCCTTGAAAGCATCCTCGTTGATTGTGCTGGGCTCGCCACTCGTTGGCAGCATCCACGAATACACAGCCCGTCGTCGCCTCCATCAAATGGGTTGCGTTCTCGACGATGACGTGAACGGGTACAGGGCGGGCGTTGTACCGCGATCGCAAACGAAGATCACGGACTACACGGTTCTGGCAACTGACAACGGTACAAGGTTCTTCGCTGATACGGCCAATGCGAACTTCACGCTTCCAGCGATCCGAGCTGGATTAAGTTTCGAGTTCATGAGAGTGAGTGACCACAACCTTGTCGTCACTTCCGCCGAAGGTGACAACATCATCGTTGGCAATGACTTGTCCGCAGACTCGATCACTTACTCGACAGCCTCGAACAAGATTGGGGCACGCATTCGGGTCTCGTGTGAATACGTAGGAGCGACGCCAACTCTCAAGTGGATTGCGGAAATCGTACCGGTCCCATTCAGCACGGGCGCGTTCCTTACTCAAACCTTGGCAACCTAGTAGTCGACACGGCGACTAGCTCACACGACTAGCTCACAGATTCTTACTTTTTAACAGGATGTTTTGTCATGCCAGCTCTACAAACCCTATTGAACCCACAGGTTCTAACGCGAACCGTTAGCCAAGTGGCAGCGAGTTCCGATTGGCTTGCGGCTTTGTTTGGCGTCCAGCCGGGCGGCAAGAACATCATCAACCAGGGACATGGACGCGAAGGCGCATTCCATGTCTATAACAACACGCGGAAAGTTGCCAGGGGTCGAACACCTGGATCAGCGGCCGCACGACGTGCACCGCAACCGATGGGAAAGGTAATGTTTTCGTATCCACGAATGCATGATTCGGTCTCGCTTGTTGCGGAACAACTTCACAACTTGTCGAAAATCGACGATCCAGCGGTACGAGACGTAGCAGGCAAGGATATGGTTTCGCGACAAACCACAACCCTCGGGCAACTTGCGGCCAACTGGCGCAAGGTGCAGTTGATGGGAATGCTTCGCGATTCGCTCTACGTCGCGAGAAACGGCGACGATGAGTACTTCTCGTTGACGGATCCGGGGATCACGGGCGAACGGGTGAATTTCCGTATGCCGTCTGGCAATCAAGGGCAGTTGAACATGCTTGGCGCGGGCAACATCATCACGGGCTCATTTGCGTCCGATGCGACCGATATTCCCCTGATTCTTGGCAACATCAACGCGGCGTTCCAACAACTATGCGGCGGGTTCCTGGGTGCAGTTATCACCAACTGGCAACAGTGGAACAACATCATCGGCAACGCTTTCGTACAAGCCCTCCACGGGACCTCGAGCGCTCCATTTGTGAGTATCGATTGGATGGGGGAAGAAACGGTCGCCAAGACCATGAAGAACGTTTACATGGCAAGATTGAACTTCATGCCGCAGACGATCTTCTACATCACCGACGAAGGGCTAGAAATCGGCTTACCTGGGTCCGAAACGTATCAGAAAATCATTCCGGCCAACAATGCAGCATTCATCGGATTCACACCGGGCGATGACGTAGTGGGAATGTACGAAGGCTCGGAACCGATTGCGGAATATGACGGCGGGCCGATGAACGTCAAGACGGGTTTGAGTTCTTGGTCCGTAGCGCGTTCCAATCCAACGGCAACTGAGTTGTATGTCCTCGACAACGCCATGATTGCAAACCACGTCCCATCGGCTATGGCGTTTGGTACTGTCCAGTTCTAAGAATAGGCGGTTGCCATGGATTTAACCGACCTTGACGCCTTGACGCGGTTGATTACCGCCCAAGGCGTCATTTCATTTTCGGAGCAAGACGAGGGGGGCTCGGACGGCAGCTCGGCAGACGAATGCATCGCATTCGCGATCGCATACGTCAAGGGACGTCTGGCAGCAATGTACCCACCTGCGGTTTTGGTAAACGCTCCAATTCTCCGAGAATGGACTACGGTTATCGCGGCGAGAACGCTTTGCACCAGGCGAGGAAACCCTATTCCAGATTCGCTGGAAATGCGATACCAGGAAATCATCGACCCTCGGTCGGGATTCCTGACCCAAGTATTCACCGGGATCATTGCTCTTGTTGACGCCAACGGCAGCATCATCATCGGAAAGCCATCCTCGGCACCTGTGATGAGCAACTTACGGATTGATCGCCGGTATCCGAACAAGTCGGTACGGGTTGTACGTCAGACTACGCGACCCGTAGACAGCCAGCTACCTCGAGACATCGGACAGAACGGGGGATTCTTCAATGGTTGACTTTAACGGAAACCGAGACGAAGCAATCGCACTCATTCGCGGCGTGGTTGCACAGCTTGTTGGGCGAGCCCCAGATTCGCACGGGATTGCCCGTGGGGTTTTTTATGCGATCGGACTCGCGGCACTGTCCGACGTCCAAGAGGCCTTCATAGTCAAATCGCGAGGGGGGACGGATGAGGCTGGGATAAGTTGGCCGAAGCTTTCAAAGAAGTATCTGGCTTACGGCCGTCGCTTCGGACCTGGGGAACAAGCTGCGCTCAAACGAGCTGCGGGGCTTGGCAAAGGTCACAATCGAGGAGTCGGTGGAAATCGCGTTGTGGGAAGTCGATGGGAAGATGATGTACTCCAACCTGTATTCGGCGGGAACACGGGACTGCTTACCGCGGCCCAACAGAAACGATGGAAAACCGTCTTTGCTCAAACCTTTGCATGGGCCATGGCGAGGTTCGGGGAAAAGCAAGCCAAAGCGATCGCGGCGAGCCACGCATGGAATGTGCTCAAATCCGAAGGGGCCAAAACCAAGCTAGAAGTCTACGGTAATCGCGTTGTCGACATCCTGAGGGACACGGGCGTCCTCTTCAACTCAATATCCCCTGGATACCTCGATGGGAATGAATACACCCCACCAGCCGGGGACGGGGGCGAAAAACAGGTATTCCGCGCCCTGCAGGACGGCATCGTCATTGGTACAACAGTCGCATACGCGGGGGCGCACAACAAAGGAAAGGGAGTCCCCAAGCGTCAGATCTTCCCGGAACGCATCCCAGCGGTATGGGCACGGCGATGGGCAGGCGTGGGCCTCCAAGCGATCGGAAACGGCATGCGGCAAGCATTCGGGGAGGCAGCATGATCGAAGGCGAAGTATGCGTACTTGAAGGGGTGCGGGACGTCTTACGGCGCAAGCTCAGTCTGTCTGATGGGCAATGCGATTGTGAGTTCGACGACCAAGTGCCGTCGATTGCATCGGACGTCTATTTTGCCGTCATCGGGGCAGGCATCGCACCCGGCCCCACACATCGGCCAAGCGGTGGAGTTCGTGATGTCATTCATTCCGTTCAGGTCCTCGTGATACAGCGATCGTTCACCGCAAGGGATCAAAGGCGTTCCATCTATTTGAATCGCTTGCATGGGCTCAATGCGGACCTCGGACGGGTTTTTGCTGCGCTCGATTGGCAACATGACCTTTTGAGTTACATTAACGCATTGTTGTTTCGAGACAGCCCGAGCGCTCAGCCTTTTATCGAAATGCTCAGATACGAACGCGTCGACGCCAAGCCGAGAATGGTCAACTCGGACCTATTCGCAGGCATGAACCCAGGAGGCAAAGGGACAACACCATTCGTCGCAATGGCGAGGTCGATCTATTTCGGTGGCTTGCGTCGAATCCAAACCGTCGGGCAACTCAATAAGGCGGCGAGAATATGAACTGGAAGAATCCAAGCGTATCAAACAATCCTGCATTCCGGTCGGAGTCGAATCCGAATGACCCGATTGCAGCGATTCTCGCAGCGATCAAGCCATTACCGATGGCGACATCGGACGCGGGTATCGTCATCCCTGACGAAAGAACAACGCGGCAACGCAATTTCGCCTTTTGCTCGAACCCAGAATGCTCAGAGCAGGGAATGGAATTTCGCTTTGAAATCCAAAACGACCTGGTTCCCTGCCCAAAGTGCGGCGCTTGCCAAGCTCCGATGGTTGGGATCCTAGCCAAAACTCACTTGCTCGTAAGGGACCCGATGGGCCATATCGTCGGGCAAGGTGGATTGCGTTATCGCATTGGATGCGACGTCGAGAACAAGCGGCACGTTATTTCAACCATTTACAACCACGAATTAGCGACTTCTGATCGAGCGACGGCTAACTGCTTGGACTGCTTGATCGAAGTGCCACAAAACTACCGAACCGGATTTTCAATCCACAACTAAGGGGCATACCATGGGCTTCGTCGCCGGTGCATATTTGATGGGGTACAACGCGAAAGTCTGCGGGCAATCGCAAGATGGAATCGTCTTCGAAAGGCAAATTTACAAGCGTCTCATCACGGGCGATTGGATGGGCCAAGCGGCACAGGATGGGATGTATCTTGGCGTCGACCTCTTGAGCAATGTCACGTTTATTGAGGCGGACGCGGCGGCGCTCAACGATATAATTCGTCCATACAATGCAGCGGGGGGATCGGCATTCGTCAACGGCGTTGTTGGCATCCTGGATCGGCAGCACGGGGTTGCCAAGTCTCTGGTCCTCACTTCGCTTCTCACGGCTGCGGTCATCAACGCCAACGGCGGTACCGGAGCGACGGCCGTGTTACCTTTGACGAGAACTCTACCACGTACGGCTCTCGCAGAAAACTTCCCGATCCGAGAGTTACTCGGGACCAACCTGCGCGACGTCCCTCTTCGGATGCGACACTACCCAACGCCACATACCCAGTCGACCGGAACGGGCGGCGGGGAATTCGGCACGGAAACCTAGCCGATGATACAAAAGACCTGGAGGATTCACACGGGCCAAAAGTCGATCGAGGTTGATCGAGGTGGAGAGGTATCGACCTTTTCCTATGACATCGTAGAAATGAAGCTCTTGGCTGAGGAACTGGAAATCAAGCATGGAATGCGCAAGCCTGACACCAACAAGGTTTCCGGACCAACGATAGCTTTCCTGAAAGAGTATGCCTCTGCCCTAGATCATCTTGGGATTCCAGGATGCACAAGCGACACGGCTTTCCGGTTCTACAACTTAATCGGAACGCAATTCGTATTGATGACTAACGAACTTCAATCGCAATGCGAAAGCATGGCTAAGGGATAGTATGGCATGGCATCTGATGCAGAATTGGTTATACGTCTGCTTGGTGATAGCACGCCGGAGGAAAGCGAGGCTATCAGTACGTCCGTCCCAAGGGATCCGGGCGTGCAGGACTATCCGCGCGCAAACCCAAACGCATCCGAGACGACTGCAACAACTCGACCGGAATCCGGACATCAGTCGGATGGCACGGGGCTGGAACGCCATTCCCTCGAGGGAGCTGTCTCCGACCTGAGAGAGACAATCCAAGTTCTCAACGATAAGCTCAAGCCAGAGCTATTCGAGCGACCCGTAGAGGATTTCTCTCGTAACCTCGATCGCTTCCTTTCGGAGTATCAAAAGAAAGAAAGCCAACGATTGGGGGCAACCGAGTCGGAACCAAATAGGCAAGACAGCAATTCGACCTCGCAACCAGAAAGTAACCCTCGAAGTACTTTCGGCAAGTTGCGAGAGACGGGACGTCGGTTCTTAGACAGTGTCGAAAAGCGATCACCAACAGCGCGGACAATCCGAACCGGTTTTCGACTCGGAAAGGCAGTGGGGCAACGATTCACAAAGAGAGCCAGAACGCTTGCAACCAGCGTTGGCAAAACTCGATTTGGCAAGGCAGTAACAAGTGTCTCGTCTAAAGTCGCTGCGAGGTTTGGAGTAGGAGCTGCAAGCACGGCAACAACAGCGGCAACGGCGGCAACGGCGGCAACTGCAGCGCCAGCGGCTGCAAGTGCCGGTGCAGCGGCGATCGGTGGGGTAGGAGTCGCGGTGGGAGGCGTAGTAGCCGGAATGGCAGCGCTTGCAATTGCTACTGGCGTGTTAGTAAAGAAGTTCAACGATGCGGCGGACGACATCGAAAGATTTTCCCCAGATGTATCACTTGCCAGGGCACGAAGCCGAGCAAACACCGAACTAAACTTACTCGATCGAGCACAGCGCATCGGTCCAGCATCGGGACGATTAGAAGCGTCCAAGGGCGCTCTTGGCAATCAAGTTGAGAAGCTGCTTACTGACCTTCTCGATCTTGTGTCGAAGTTTCAGCCACAGTTAAGCGCCGGAATCAATACAGCGGAGGCAATTGTCATCAGTATTCGTGGCATGGTTGCTGCGATCGAGCGGATACTGGGTGAGATTGAAGCGTACAAAGCTTTGCTAACCCCCCTGGATCCTGCGGACGACGCGGCGGCGGCGGCGAGAAACGCAAAAGCCGAAAAAGACTTCGCAGACCGCATGGCAGATCTAGCCCTAAAATTGAATGAAGCTTGGTTGAACCTGCAAGGCAACGCGCAGCAGAATCAGCAACAGATCGATCCAATGTTGCTGCAAATTATGAACTCCAAATTCGGAGGGCCATGATAGTGGGCATGTCCTCGATAAGATACAACGGCTATCAATTCAACGATCGGTCAACTTACGGAGTTGTTGAGCAATATGTCTACGACGATTCTGAAAGGACTGTAAAGGCGGTTCGCTTTACCCTGAACGTCAAGACGATCATCACGGGGAATGCGGGAGCGTCCTACACTCCAGGTACGGAAGATGCAACAACGTTTGCCGGGTTGAACGTCCACAACGCTCGGCAATTGCTTTCCAAACCCGCCGGGATACTAGACATCAAGCATGATGGTTTAGGTCCGTGGTGGGAAATCAATGGCTATTCCCTCAAAGACATTTCCTGGGGACCCAAACCGCGTTTCTTGCGTTGGGATCCTATCGGACATACCAACGCGGCGGAAGTCGAATGGGAATGCGAATTCGAGATTGCCATATGCGATGGCACTCGACCGCCAGCGTTGTCCGGCATTGCTCAATTCTCCTATTCCGTATCCTTCTCGATCGATCAGAAGGGATACACAACGCGACGAATATCGGGCGTCGTCGAAATCGCTTTGACACGCCTCACACAGATGTCGAATTGGCTTACGGATTCGGTCGATCGGTGGAAGGATCAAATCACATTCGGGAAGCCAACAAACTTCGAACGGCAATCCGAGTGGAGCATCAACCCGGACAAAAGAACCGCAACGTTTATCATCGTTGACTCGGAGATTCAAAGCCCCAACGCTTGGCCCCCTGGAGTTGTTGGGATTCAGGCTACGCACAGAGTAAACCGCAACCGCAATTCACTTGCGAGGGTGTCTCAAACACTCAGCGCGACAATCGAGCTTTCGCCCATTGAACCCAAGGTACGCACGTGGTTGATTTTCCGTGACCTGTTTTTGTTGCGTATCGCATACCTAAGAGAGCTAGGAACGGGCGCGGCTATCTTCATCGAATCGATCGACATTGCTGAAGAAATCTATGCCAACAAAGCAAGCTTCCAAATCGTCTTCTATTACCTTGACCCCTCCAATATGGTGAACATGTTTTCGGGGACCGGTCTATTCCAACCTTTGTTGCAAGGTCCTAATCCATGGCTTGCTTGGGCTTCGTCCCTGCAACTAATCACTCCACACCAAGGAACGGGCGGCGACCGGGCCGCGGCGGGCTTGATGCATGAATGGGGCAATGAGCGGATTATCGACCTTTGCAACCAAACACCCTTTGGCTTTACGCCGGGAAGATCGCCCGGAGCGTTCCCGCAAAACCCGCTCCAACCCGGATCACCAGGGCAACAACAACCACCTCCGCCATGGCAAGAGGGAAGCGTCCTATCGAATACCAAGCCATCCCCCCTGAGCAGTTGGTTGCAATTTTCTGTCACTATCGAGGTGAAAGACGACCCGTGGGTCAGCACATCGGTTCAACTCGCACCTAACGCAACAATGCATCAGCCATTCAATCCACAGAGACCAGATACGGGCATGCCTGTAGAGTCGGAGCAAATCAAGAGGTTTATCGAGGACAAGGCAGGATTCCAATCGATTATCGTGCGAGGGTATGCCGAGCGAATCGGATACCCTGTACCAAAACCGGGTGGGCGAATCTTCATAGGAGGACAGGCCTACACTCCGGTGGGTAAGGGTGCATTTGGGATGAAATTTGATGGCGATTATTTTGGTGTCCCAAAGTACTCCGCTTCATGGGCACAAGAGTATCGACTGCTCACCTTCCCGAATGACAACGATCCGAAGGAAGGTCAAGAGGGCGTCGAGTGATTATCGAATACGAATCACAATCCATCGAAGTATCCATGCTTGAGATGGCGAGGACAATCACGAAGCTTGCCGGGGCGTTGCCAGTTCGGAACTCGAACATGCGTCCCACCATGCCATTCTTGAAGCAAGTGGCCGAGCTTCTCGCAAGCAAAGGATTGAAGTGCGATACAACGGCGGCTTGGCAGTTTTGGCAGCTCATCACCGAAGCGATCGACGCTTACTCGCAAGCGATGGAAATTGAATCCGAAATAGCTTGGGAATATCACATCGACCCAACGCAGCTATCGGAAGAGACCAAGCTGGGGCTAGAACGCAACATCGTGCGCAACCGAGCAAAGCAACGGTTGGCAAACGGCGACTATTCTCCCACCGATTACGAGGGTGTGTATAACTTAGCACTCTTGGCGACAGGGGACGAAGCGTACTCGCAGAAACTAAAAACCGAAGCCTTCAAACGCTTCGTCGATTCGCAAGCAAAACGAGGGCAACGAGCATGAGTCAGTCATGGGAATTCGAGACGTACGTTGGGGTTGGAAATCGTCCGACGGGCGATGCGGCAAAAGCCATGACGGTACCGACAAAGGAGAATCCACGCGGAAACCCTCGCACGCAGCACTATCGCGGTCCTCACTACGTTTATTTCAATCAGCATCGCGATCTTCCACTCTTCACCTTTGAGACTATTCGTGTCATGCTGCGAGATCCGCAGGTTCGCTTGTGCCTCGCGATGCGAGCTGCCCCGCTTCAATCAGTCGAGTTCGCTTATCAAGATGGAATCGGCGAGGATGGGAAGCCTACTTGGATCCCTGGAGTCAAAGCTAAGAATCCAGTGGTTGCGGCATGGGTATTACGACAACTCCAAACGATATGGAATAATTACCTACCAGGAATCATGCGATCGCAAGTATGGGGCTGGGCAGCAGGGGAAGTAACGTTGCGGCTATCTGATTCGAATCTCATTGAAATCGATCAATTGTTGCATCGGCACGCAAGGGATTGCCGCCTTATGGAATGGGAGCATGCGGGTACTCCCTGGGGTGTTCAAATCGACAACGTGAAGAACATGGGCGTTGTGCAACTCCCCTTTCCGTACTGCTACTTCATAAACTTCCGACCTGAAGACGGGGAGCGATACAGTTGTCCGATTCTGCTCGGAGCCTATTCGCCATGGTGTGACAAGTGGCTTAACGGCGGTGCGCTCGATACTCGACGCCTGTACATGCACAAAGATGCATACGGCGGCATGAAAGTGGGATACCCTGAGGAATCTGTATTTGTCGAAGGAAACGATAACCCGGTACCAGCAAGGGATATTGCTCTGCAAATCGTAGAGCAACGCCAAGCGGGTGGAACTCTCACCTATCCGTCGACGCGCGACGATCAAGGCAACGAGAAGTGGATTATCGCAGAGGCAACAGTAGCTTCGAATCCCGAACACATTTTGAAGTATCCAAAAGACCTTGATGCGGAAATACGCCAAGGCATGGAGATCCCAGACGGTGCCATTTCCAACGACGGCGCTGGATCCTGGGAGGGCAAATCGCTTCCACTCGCAGCGTTCTACAGCGGTCTCGATTCGTGGGTGGTGCAAATTCTTTGCGACATTCGCCGCACTTTAGACCCGATCGCCCGAATGAATTTTGGGACCGACGTCGAATACGAGATCACCCATAAACCACTCGCACAATCGGCGATGGAGCAACAGGGACAAAAGCAAGCTGGCACCGATCAAGGCCAAGCGATGCATGGCGACCCGTCAGGCATTATGAATCCAGCGGACCAAGGCATGCTGCAGCGCATGGGATCACTAGACCCCGTCGATGCGGTTGGCCGTGGTGTTCTTAGCGCTTCGTCAATCGTAGAAGCAGCTCGGAGAGCTTTGGATAATGGTGTCTTGAGGCTTTCGTTGAAAGAATCCGACGAGGGCGAAGACTCGGACGAAGAAGCCCTGGAACGCGCTAAAGCCATCGCGGAAATCCTCGAACACATCTACGGAGACGATGCGGAATCTCACTTCGACGAAATGTTCGGTTCGCAGGTCCAAAAAATGGGTTCATGGAACGCCATCGACCATCCGCGAGGACCAAACGGGCGATTCATTCCCAAGTACAGCGCAGAGGCAGTATCAGCGGCCAAGGATGCCGTCAAGGAATCGCTACAGTCGAACAAGACACCTGAGAGTGCAAAAAAACTGGTCGAGCATTTGTCGTTGCTGAACGGCAAGCAACTTCGCGAACTGAAACAGGAATACGGTGTTTCGGCAGCAGGAAAGACCAAGCAATCTCTCGTAGAGAAGATCGCAGATCGCCTGGATCGAGGGAGACGTACTCCCAAGGATGACGCCGGTACCGAAACTCCCAAGGAAGACGCTCAGGCCTCGAGTGACACTGCTTTGAGCGACACTGCTTTGGCAGACAAAAGCTCGGAATCCAAAGCCGGGGAACCGAAGGCAAGGGAAAAGAAACCGTTCGTCTATCCAGACGGATCGACGCAGGTCTTCAACGCCGACGGAACCCCAGCGGCAACAACGGAAGCATTTTCAAAAGCCGAGGAATCTGGGGCGGATCCACGCGAGGCCGCAAAGGCTGCGGACCAACAAGAAGAAACCAAAAAGGAGTACGAATTCGCTCGCGACAGCGAAGTAGGCAACCGTGGCGAAGACCTTAAGAATTCAGCTCGACACAAGGTCAACGCTTGGAAAGGGCTAGCATCCGCCGAAACCGACGGGACAGCCGAAAAGCTTGTCAATCGCGACATGCTCTTGAAGCTTGAACCTCACAATTTGATGGAACATGCAGACCGGGCGCCGTTGACGTCCTTGGCCATGCACTTTGCGATGAAAAGTTTTCCGCCAAACCCAGTTTACGGGAAGAACACGAAGAACACGCCCGAGCTTCGCAGTGACTACGTGGCAGCATATCAGAGCATCAAGGCTAAGGCCGAAGAGATTGCTTCCACTCATGACGATAAAGACTCGATAA